TAAAGTACCCTACGTTGAGAGGCCATTGTTGTGGCAGGGTGATGGCATTGGATTAACTGGTGAGTGCGCTTACTTGTGGGCTTTGTTCCTTGCGAACGAAGCTGACATGGCGGATGACACCTTTGGGTATTCCAAATGGAAGTCGATGGCTGATGACCTCGCACCTAAGCAGGGCAAGCCTGTGCCTGCCGCTGTGTACTACTACGATCTAGAAGAAGCGATAAAGAAGTACAACGTACCTGAGTATGTGTACCCCGGCAGTGATCCACAGGAATGAACAAAATCAGTGAGTTCTGGGTAACCAGTTACAGAAGTGATCGCAAAGCCTTCTGGCTTGAACTGGTAGGCTTCGTGTTCACAGTAGCGGCAAGCATGTACCTAGCAATCAATGCGAGTGCGCCTGACATGAGGGTGGTGTACCCAGTTTCTTTTGTAGGTGTGATTGCACAAGTGTATGCTAGCTACCGTAGAGGTGCGGCATGGGTATTGTTATTGACATCGTACTTCGTGTGCATTAACGTGTTCGGCTTCGGTCGTGCAATGGGCTGGTATTAAAGGAGAGTGTAATGACTAAGCACTGGCGTGACTCCATGAATGATCGTAATCAGGATTGGATAAAGAACCGTGACAAACCCAAGGGTGGTTCATGGGAAGGTGGGAAAGGTTCTAGGACACGTGTAAAAAATTCTGACGCATACCGTGATAACTGGGACAAGATATTTGGAGGAGATAAGAATGGAACTGGCACTACTGAAGAGCCTACTGAATAAGAAGTTCTACGATGAGTACAAGGGTGACAGATGCCCACATCGTTTATTCAGCAAGGACATGGGCAAGATCAAGACACTGATTGATCATGCAATGGATAAGTACAAGCGTGACTTAACAGTGAGTGAGATCGAGGGATTGTTCTTAGCTAGTGAGAAAGGACTGACCACTGCCCAAGAAGACGTATACAAATCGTACTTTAATAAAATGAAGCATGTAGATCCTATTGGTGCGGATGTAGCCAATGAGATTCTGTCTATGCTGTTCCAGAAAGATGTGGGTGCACAATTGTACAACCTGTCTTTTGATTACGTAAACAATGAAGACGTAACTTTAGAGCCACTGCGTAGGATACTTGACAACCATCGTGATGACTTTTTACCTGACCTAAACATTGAATGGGAAGACATCTCTCTTGAGACATTACTTGAGAAGGATGATGAAGAGGCACGTTGGAAGTTCAACTTACCTACACTTGCACAGCATGTTGAGGGTGTGAATGCAGGACACTTAGTCGTAGGTGGTGCTCGCCCTAACACAGGGAAGACATCCTTCCACGCATCAATAATCGCAGGACCTAATGGCTTTGCATCACAGGGTGCCAAGTGTGTTGTGCTCTGTAACGAGGAAGCCTATCACCGTGTCGGTACACGTTACCTGACAGCGGTAACTGGTATGACCATGAAGGAGATCAGGAAGAATCCCCGTGAGGCACATGCTCGTTGGAACAAGCTAAGTGCAAACATCAAGCTCAAAGAGTCTACTGGGCAGAACATGAATTGGGTAGAGCAAGTATGTAAGTCGTACAAGCCTGACATCGTCGTGTTAGATATGGGTGACAAGTTCGCTCAGGATCAATCACATGAAGGACTCAAGCTCTGTGCTATCCACGCTAGACAGATAGCCAAGGAATATAACTGTGCAATCTTCTACATGTCACAGCTAAGTGCTGAGGCAGAGGGGCGTACTAATCTTAACCAGTCTATGATGGAGGGTAGTAAGACAGGCAAGGCCAGTGAGGCTGACCTGATGCTACTTGTAGCTAAAGATGCACCTGTTGAGGGTGTTGAAGATGATGGGTTTACCCGACACATCAATGTCGCAAAGAATAAATTAACTGGGTGGCATGGGCGTATTACATGTAACCTGAATTATTATATTGGGCGATACGAGGTATGACCGTATGCAGGAAGACATGTTTGGGTTCACGGAGGAGTATTGCGGAGAGGATGCCATCACTTGTAATAAGTGCGGCTTCGCTCAGCCATCAAGCCAGTTCCAAATAATGCCATCTGGAGAGATCAAAAGGATGTGCAATACATGTCGTAGAAATCATTCTGCATTGGTAAGTACACTAAGATCTCAGTATGATTACCCCGACGAAGACTATGAGTGCCCTATTTGCGATAGACATATGGATGAGATATCCATGTCTAGACAAACAAAATTACAGAAGTGGGTCTTAGACCACTGCCATGAAACTGAAACATTCAGGGGATGGGTATGCCATCATTGTAATTCTGGCTTAGGCGCATTTAAAGATAACATCGACAGGATAAAACGGGCTGTCGAATATTTAGAGAGGCACAAGAATGAAAATAGTTCTTGACGTTGAGAACACAGTGATCAAAAGGGATGGTAAGTTACACCTTGATCCGTATGAGCCGCAGAATAGTTTAGTTATGGTCGGCATACAGGTTGAAGGTGAGGAGCCTAGGCATTATACCTTTGATCACACAGAGTACGATTGTAAGTACGAAGATCGCAAGAAGGACTGTGAAGAGATCCAAAGCATATTGGATAAGACAACTCTCCTGATTGCACACAATGCCCCACACGATTTACTGTGGATCTGGCAGACTAATTTTACTTACAATGGCCCAGTGTGGGATACCATGTTAGGTGAGTACCTTTTACAGCGTGGTGTTAAACAGCCCTTGTCTCTTGAGGCAGTCGCTGAGCGCAGGGATTTACCAGTTAAGAAGCAGGACACACTGAAGAAGTATCTCAAGGACGGGTACACAGTAGACAAGATTCCGTACGCAGAACTTAAAGAGTATCTATACGATGATCTGAGAACTACTATGGCACTTTACTATGAGCAGTCTCTTGATATGCGAGAGGATGCAAACAGAGGTCTACACACTGTGACTGACCTGACAATGGAGACATGTGTTCTTCTCGCTCGTATCTACCAAAATGGATTTGAAGTGGATACAGATGCCCTTGAGCAGGTACGCGAAGAGTTTGAGGCAGAAAAATTATCACTTATTCGTGATTTAAATGCGTCTGTCTTATCCCTTATGGGTGATACCCCGATCAATCTCAACTCACCTGAGCAGTTATCATGGGTGATCTACTCACGTAAGCCATTGAACAAAACACAATGGGCCAATGATGCTGATCCATACATGAGTCCTACTGACTTCAGACGTTTTGTTAATGAGTCAAGTGTTCCAGTGCGACGCACCAAGGCGCACAAGTGTTCTGACTGCAGGGGCAATGGTACATTCTTCAAGAAGAAGAAAGATGGCAGTGACTTTAAGAAGTCATCTAAGTGCGGCACATGCATCGGTAGGGGCTATGTACTCAAGGAGTTACCCAAGTTAGCGGGGCTGAAGTTCAGTGCACCCTCTGCTAAATGGCACAGTGCAAATGGATTCAGTACCAGTAAGGATAAGTTAGAGTACCTACGTGCTGTGTCTGTTGGTAAGGGTATGGATGAGGCCGCATCGTTTTTATCTAAGCTGACTAGGCTTTCAGCAGTGGATACATATCTATCCAGTTTCGTTGATGGCATTAGTACTTTCACTAAGCGAGATAACAAACTGCATGTACGTCTTACTCAGCACATGACATCTACTGGCAGGTTCTCAGGGCGTGATCCCAACATGCAGAACATGCCACGTGGTGGTACATTTCCTGTAAAACGGGTGTTCATCTCCCGATTTGCAGGAGGTAAGATCATGGAGGCTGACTTTGCTCAGCTAGAGTTCCGTGTAGCGGCGTACCTGTCACAAGATGAAGTAGCAATGAAAGAAGTAGCGGAGGGTTTTGATGTCCACTCATACACAGCACAAGTCATTTCGGAAGCGGGTCAGAAGACTAGCAGACAGGATGCGAAGGCACACACGTTTGCGCCGCTCTACGGAGCAACAGGCTACGGAAGAACACCTGCCGAAGCACGATACTATGAGCACTTCACAGAGAAGTACAAAGGTATCGCCAGATGGCACAGGGAGTTAGCCAAGGAAGTTCTTACATACAAGAAGATCACTACACCTAGCGGTAGACAGTTCTCATTCCCTGATGTAAAGCGCAGGAAGAATGGGACAGTGACTAACTTCACAGCAATTAAGAACTACCCGGTGCAGTCATTCGCTACCGCTGACATTGTGCCTACAGTACTGCTTGAAATACAAAAGCGTATGGCTGATATGCAATCATGTATCGTGAACAGTGTGCATGACTCAATTGTTATCGACATACATCCTGATGAAGAGGCACAGGTAATAGGTGTAATTGAGTCAATTAATGGTGACCTAAAAGAAATCATTGACAATAAATTTAAAATAAATTTTAATGTTCCTCTTTTATTAGAGGCTAAACTTGGTGTAAACTGGCTTGAACAACAGGAGGTCTGATATGACAACAGACGTAGCTACACTAAATACTGCGAACTTCGCAGAGATGGCGCAAGCCATGGGCATGGGTGCTGACATGAACAGTGGCCCATCTAAAGCATCTACACTTCCACGATTACGGATATGGAACTCCGCAGTCATGGGGCAGGTAGAAGTCAAGGGTAAGATGAAGAACATGGAGGTTGTACCTGCTGGTATGTACCGTCTTCAACTGCCAGACGATTCATACATCTATGCAGAAAATGCAGAGATCCGTGTGTTTGTACAGCGTTTTATGTACAAGCGTTACAATTCAGATGAGAAGTCTTACGTCAAGACCATCATGGCTGAAGATCTTAATGGTGATCTGAAAGACAACACAGGTAAGTTCAACTGTGGTAAGCCTGCTGGTTACATTGCAGACTTCCAAGCTCTCCCTGATGACACAAAGACACTGATCAAGCAGATCAAACGTGTCCGTGTACTCATGGGCGAAGTTAAACTAATCAATCCCGTTGACGCTGAGGGTAATGAAGTTGCGGCGGATGTATCCCCATTCATCTGGGAGATTGATAACCGTGATGCCTTCAAGACGATGGGCGAACCATTCACACAGCTAGGACGGCAGAAGCGTTTACCTGTACAGCACTGGATTAAGTGTGGCTCAGAGGAACGTAGCTTGCCTACAGGAGCATCTTTCTTCCTGCCTACCCAAGAGCTTGACCTGAGTAATAATGTCGAGCTACAGGAAGCTGATCAGCAACGCTTCTCTGACTTCATTGAGTGGATTGGTAACTACAATCAATACATCGTTAACTCATTCAATGAGAAGAACGTACCTCAAGCATCTGATGAAGATGCTAAGTTAGTTGATGAGTTCATTGAATTCGATGGGGATTGATCATGAATCATCCTGCTGAGATAAAGATACACCGATATCTTGAGGATGTACGTAAGGCGAAACGTGGCATGAGCAGTGCCACTATCGCTCGCATTGTAAGGGACGTACAGGAAGCTGTTGAGAAACAGTTCAATCAGAGTGAGCGAAAGTTCACATTACGTATGTCTAACATCGGTAGACCTTACTGCCAGTTATGGTTTGATAAGAACAAGCCAGAAGAAGGCATTGACATGCCCGCTAACTTCCTGATGAACATGATGATTGGTGACATCGTGGAAGCTGTCTTCAAAGGAGTGTTGACAGAAGCGGGTGTGGACTTCAGCGATGGGTTTAAATCTACTCTGACTGCAGGTAAGCACAAGATTGATGGCACCCATGACTTGATCATGGATAAACGTGTAGACGATATCAAGTCTGCATCCCCATGGTCTTACAACAACAAGTTCAAGGACTACGCCACACTAAAAGCACATGACTCATTTGGTTATATCGGTCAGCTTGCAGGCTACTCTAAGGCTCTGGGTGTTGAACCCGGTGGTTGGTGGGTACTTAACAAGGGGACAGGTGAATTCAAGTATGTGTCTGCATGGGACATGGCTGTCGATAGGCAGGACATCTTGGATGAAGTAGAAGACAAGGCTAATAAGCTAGTTCAGAATAAGTTTGAGCGGTGCTTTGAGCCTGTTGAAGAAACATTCCGTAAGAAACCAACCGGCAACAAAGTACTCTCAGAGGAATGTGGCTGGTGTAAGTACCGCTTCAAGTGCTGGCCCTCTTTACAAGAGCTACCCTCGCTTGCATCACAGGCAAAAGAACCGCCAATGGTTGCATATATCGAGATAGCTGATGAGTATAAAGAGAAGCAAGACACGAAGTAATGCACTCAAGCACGGGTATCGTTCTGGGTTAGAGCATGTTGTACTGGACTCACTGAAGTCCCGCAAGTGTTCTGCCCAGTACGAGTGCTTCAAGATTGAGTGGGAAGATCTAAACTATCGGACATATACCCCAGACTTTTTATTACCAAATGGAATAATAATAGAGACGAAGGGCAGGTTCTTACCT